CAGGCGCGGGGGTCTGGGCTTGCGCTGCGTTCCGCTGCTCGCCGGTAGCCGGGGTTGGTGCGGGCGTGGCCTGCGTAGTCGGTGCCGGTGTAGGCGCTGCCGCCGTCAGGTCAGTGGGGGTGTCCTTCTTGACGACCGGCTTTACCTCGCTGGCATCGCGTCCGACACGTGCCCGTACCGCAGCTTTCATCTGCGCGGCAAGCTCAGGGGTCATGACCTGCCCGCCTACGGCGCGACCTGTCGCCAGTGCGTCGTCGATCTTCGCGTCCATACGCTTGATCTCGGCGTTCTGCGCGGCGCGTGCGTCAACGGCTTCCCGCTTGGCCTTGGGCTTGCCTTGGTTGCTGACCAAAGTCGCCTCTGCGGCGAGTTCTGTCAGGCGCTCGCCCGTGATCCCGCGAATCTCCGCGATGGTCGCCTCGGCCATCTGCTTGGGGGTCTTGACGGCGTCACCGACCTTCACCCTGCGCACGGCAAGCTCTTGCTCGCTCAGCGCCTTGGCCTCGGTGATGGCGTCCGCCACGTTCTTGCGCAGCGTGCCGTCCGGCTTGAACAGCTGCTTCGACGCCGTCTCGTCACCGAACTGCTTGCGCATGTACCGCCCGATGACCTGCGTCTCGCCCTGCGTCGCCTGCCGCCCGTACTGGTTGTAAATCTGCCGGTACTCACCCAGCAGGTTCTGGTAGTTGCCCAACAGCTTGCGGGCCTTGGCCGGGTCAGCCTCCAGCGATTCGTTGTACTTGCGCCGCACCATGGGTATCTGCATGGTGAGTTCGCCAAAGCGCTTCTGCGCCACCTCCAGACTCAGCGCTGCCTCGGACGTACCGCGTGTGTCCAGTTCGGCCTTGATCTGCTCCATCGCTGCGAGAGCGCGTTCAGCGGTCTCGGGGTCGTTGCGCCCTTCACGAGCGACTAGAGCGTAGGTCTTATACCCTTCGATCAACTGGTCGGCGTCGAACTCAGCCAACGTGGTGGGTGCGCCGGGAGTGCCCTTGTCAGGCTGCAGCGTGGGGTCGAACAGACGCTGATCGTCCGGGTCGAATTCGCGGCCACCGGGACGCAGGATGTTGACACCGCCACCCATGGCGGCACCGGCCAAGAACGCAGGCGCGACGACCTCCAGCACCCCATCGAACAACGGGTTGCCTTCGGCCCAGTTCTCCATGACCTCTTCCATGGACTCCTGCGGGATTTCCTGCAGGCCTTCCATGACGGCACCGCCCGCGATGCGCACCGGCCAGCTACGCGCCGTGGCACCGCCCACACCCAACGACCTCCCAGCAATGGCGGCGTCGATGTCGATCAGCCCCATCCTGCGGGACAGCGTAGCGCCCCCAGCACCAATGGCTCCACCGAACACACCGGCTCCGAGAGAAGCCAATGCGGCGCGAGCGTAGTCCGCTTCGTTGTCGATCTCGTCCATGACGTGGCCAGCGATGACCAGACCTTCGCCAATACCCGCAGCGACCGGGGCACTGATGCGATGCGCAGAGCGTACAGCGATTTGGTTGGCAGGCCCCAGAGCAGCAAGCTGCGTCTGCGCGGTCTTGTCCATCACCATCCGGGTACCCATACCTGCGCGTACACCAGCACCCATTGCACCGCCTGCGAAGGTCATGGGCAGGGACTCGCCCACGAGGGCTTGGATCGAACGGGGGTTCTTCAGGTACTCCAGCGTGGTGGGGCCTAGCCCACGCGCTGCGCCCCACTTGTCACCGGCCTCCCAGCGGTCGGTGATGTTCTCTTGGGTCGCCTGCTGGGTGGCTTGCTGCGCCGCCTGCATCATGGGGCTGTAGCGCTCTGCGCCCTGCTCGGCCCACTCACTGGGCTGGAACCCGGTGCGCTCGCCAATGGCGTCCGTGGCCCGGTCAAAGGGACGGTCGAACGTGGAGTCGATCTTCCCAATGGTCTCTTCCGAAGCGCCGCCCATCTGGGCAACGGAGCGCACCGCACCGCCGTACAGGCCTGCACCGATGTCCGCGATGCCGGTGGCAATGCCGGGTAAGCGCTGAACACCCGTCGCTAACGAACGGTAGGTGTCACCAAGGAACCCTTTCGCCTGTGACGTTGCTGCCTGTGGCTGTGGTGCGCCTTGTCCGTAGAGTGCATTGAGCCGTAGTTCAGCCTCTTTGAGCTTGTTCGGGTCCAGAGCCATTCTGATCTGCCTGTGCGATGAGCTTGTTCAGCTTGTCGATGCCGTGGAACAGAACGGCGTTGCGTGGGATCACGAACTCCCCGCTATCCAGCTTCGCGGGTTGCTGCCCATCAATCATAGCAGGAATGGAATCAGTAGCCGCAGCGGGGTCAGGGTCCACTACCATCTTGCCGCCAACGTCTACCGGACCACCTCGGGCGAAGCTCATCGCACCTGCGTCAGGGGGCATCTCGGGCTGCTGCGCCTGCTGCATGATCTGGGCGAACTGCTCGAACGGGATGACCGGCAAGCCCAGTTGCTCCGCGACCTGCGAATACTGTTCGTACTCCATCTGAATTGGGTCGGCCTGCATACCTGCGGCACCCATACCCATCGCGTCCATGGCACCCATCTCAGGCATGCCTTGGTCCATGCCAAGCATTGGGCCGAGAGCGTCGTCGTAATCGACCATGCCGCCCTCTGCGTAGCCCATCGGCTCATTGAAGCTATCGAAATCGTTTGTCACAAGACCTCCCATTGCCATTGGTTTGCCGACACCTACGGTACCCAGTGCCTGCATGATGCTTGGCGGGAGACTTTCTCCTGCCTCAGCGGCTGCGATTAGTTCAGTCAGCGGGATACCCACGGACTTCAGGACACCCATCGCCGTGTTGATTTCTTCCTGCTTCAACGCGTTGGTGAGGTACTCGGCAAACCCGTCGCGCCCCAGAGCCGTCGTCAGCGCCGTCATGTCCTCGCTGCCGATATCGAACGGCAGGAGGTTGCCCCGCTCGGGGTCCGTCAGCTGTTTCATGATCTCAGCAGAACGTGCGTCGTTCAGGCCTGCTTCTGAAAGCGTCTTCCTGATGTCGGCTATGTCAGCCGGGGACATCGGTGCGCCCGCCAGTGCCTTCTGCATGGTGGCGTTCTGCTTCATGGCCTCCTGATCCAGCGCAGCTTGCTGCCCGGACATCGTCGCCCCGGCACCGATCAGGGACTCAGCCATGCTGCTCAACATGTTGGCTTCGCGGATCAACGGGGACTTGTTGCTCCCGCCACGCNCGCGACCTGCCTGCTGNTACAGGCTCTGTGCCTGCTTGCGCAGTTGNTCTGCCTGCGCGAATTGATCGGGGGCCTGAATGCGTGGTGCGCCGCCCATGGCACCGCCAACAGCACCGCCGCTACGAGGGGCCATGCGGCCCGAGCGTTCCAGCGCAGACCAGTCACCCGCCGCAGCGGCTCTGCGTACGGCGTCCGTAGTCGCCTGTGGCGTGGTCATGTTGCCCAGTGAGCCTGCGGGGGCGATAGACACCGTCCCGCGTGACAGCGGGGCTGGCGCAGAGCCGTCTGCCCGCAGGTTGTAGAACTCAGGGACACCGCCTTCGCCCTCGCGGCGGAAGATGCCACTGACGGCGCTGGGCCTGCCACCACCGGGGATAGTCGGGCCGGTCACGGGGCTATCGGCCAACGTACGACCCGTCGCGGACTGCGCGGCAGCGGTAGGCGCACGCGGCGCTGCGGATGCACCGGGGGTTCGGGGAGACGCAAACCGTGACTCGGGGAACTGCGCGGGATTTGCGTCCGGTCGGTTTTGCAGGCCCGTCAGGCCTTCCTCGACGAAGGTGCGCCAGCGGGACGGAAGACCATCATTTTGGGGGGTACTTGCCTGCGCCACTGCACTGCGCTCTGGGCGTTGCGCAGGTTGGCTGTACGGGCTGCTCTGGGGCATGCGCAAGCGGTTCTGGTCCGCCAGCATACGCTGCTGCTCCGTCATTAGCCCACGCTTCCACTGCGTTGCACCGTCCGCGATGGACTGCGCTTTGTCGGCTTGGAACTGATCCCTGCGGGTAGGTTGCTGGGCTTCTTGAGTTGCGCCTATACCGTCAGACTCACGCCGCATAGGCCCCGGACCACCGGAGCGCGGTAGCGGGGCGGACCAGTCTTTGTCTCCGCGCCTGTTGGGGTCCATATATGGCATGGTTATCTCCTACCGCCCGTCCAGTTATTGACTACGCGGGGGCTGTTACCGGCGCGCAGGTGGTACACGTCTCGCTTCACTTCGGTCAGGGTTTTCTCCCAGTCCGCGCGGAAGTTCTCTGCAGCGGTGGTATTGCTGGCCTCGGTGTCGTTATTTCTCAACGCCTTGTACGCTACATAATCGCACAGTGCGAGATGATATTCCTCGGGGATTTCCGGCTCGTCGTACTTGTCCGCCATGGCCCGCAGCGGCTTGCGCGCCACCACCAGATCAATGTCGTACGCGGCGTCGGGAGTCGGCCCAAAACGGATCGAACTGACCTTGGCATCCAGCGTGTACATCCGGGGCTTGCCCTCGTACGGAGTGCGCGGCATCCGGTTGCGCGTGGCGTTCTTGATGCGAAAGCCCGTGTCGTTGTAAGCCTCGGACACGTAAATGATGCGCGGGTCTAGAGCGTACTTGCTCTCACCCGCGACCGTAGTAATGGTGGTGAAGTCGGAATCGTCATCAGACAGCACGTGCGTGCGGCGTGCGAAGATGTTTTCGGCCTCGTTCAAGTACATCAAAAGCTCTGGTGCAGACCACAAGAACGGGGCTTCCTCGTCGCGCAAATAGCGTGCCCGTGTGTGCTGCAGCAGTTCGCTCACGTTCATCAAAGCGTGTCCAGTTCGTCCGACAGGTCACCGAAGTCGAGTTCTTCCTGCGCTTCCGGCGTAGGCGCAGCCTTCTTGGCCTTGGCCTTCGGCTTGGGCTTGGAGATTACCACTTCCTCTTCTACCGCAGCCTCGGTGCGCTTCTCGGTAGCGCCTTCAGGCGGGGGAATGTACTCCACCATGTCATCACGGCGGGTCAGGTTCTCGTTGTACGGGTACAAATCCCCGGTGGGGACATGGCGCAACAGTTTACTCATCGCTTCACCTCAAAAGTGGGGGAGGTTGCCCTCCCCCGATTGGTTTAGCCCATGCACACACAAGCTACGACGACACGAACCTTCAGAGTCGCGTACGCCTTGTTTGCCGGAACTTCGATGTCGATGGTGTCGCCAGTGGCGTAGAACTTGCCAGCAGCCCCGAACGCACCGGCACCCATGACACGGGTACCCGTGGTCGCCACGTTAGCCGCAGCTACGTAGCCATCGGGATCAGCACCGTCCCCGACATTCAGGGTCTGGTCAGCTTCGCCGTTCAGCACCTGCACAAACACCTTGGTGACCAAGGTACCGGGCGGGATGGTGATGAGTTCAACCACGTCAGCCGCAGCCAGCGGGCGACGGGTGGCATCGAAGGTGTTCTCGAAGGTAGTGATCTTCGGGAACCCAGCGGCGTTAGAGCCACCGCTGCGGACCACAGGGGAGTGGTCAAGATACGTAGTAAAGGTAGCCATTACTCAGTTCTCCTGTATTAGGCCGCGCGGATGTAGGCAGCGGTGAGGGCTTCCGGCTTGACGACCTTGTGACCGTAAACCATCAGGCCACGCATGATGTCACCGAAGGTGCTCTCGGCACGCAGCTGCTCGGTCTTGGTCAACTGAGTGGCGAAGGTCATGCCAGCGGTGGTACCGGCCAGAAGGTGCGTGGTGTTGACCGTGTCCACGTAACGGGGCAGCAGGTTGCTGTTGTAGATCGTGAAGCGGTCGATGACCCCAACACGACCGTTGCGCAGCGGGGTGCTACCGTCGCCGGTCAGGCTCGCGTCCTTGATGTCAGACATCTTCAGAAGCGTGGTGGCCCAGAACGGCATAATGAGCCAGCGGCCCGTCTCAGCGACGTTCTGCTCGTCCAGCACCTGACCCATGTACAGGATGGTGTCGAGGATGTTGGCCTTGGTGATGGTGATCGGGGAGCCGGTCGCACCAAGGTTGATGTTGCCGCTGATACGGCCAGCAGTCGCGCCCTTGTTCGCCGCAGCGATGTCGGGAACGAAAGAGCCAAGCACACGCGAGTCCAGCTTGATCTTCAGCTGCTCGGCGGCGTCCTGCGCCCACAGGTTCATCTGGTCGATGTCCTGCTGCTTCTCAATCACGTCGTCGATGATCGCAGACCAGTAGAAGCCCTTGTCGATCAGCAGTTCGATCTTCGGTGCTTCCGGGCGCTGATTCACCAGCGTCTGGCCGATGCTGTAGTCGTTGATTTCCAGAGTCGGCATGGTGCGGATATTCACCTTGTCGCCCTGATTGCGGATTTCGCCCTCGTAGTCGGTGTTGGTGACCACGGACAGCACAGTGCTGTCGTAGTACTTCTCCACCAGCTTCTTGGACCAGATTTCAGGGATGAACGTACCCGAGTAAGTGGTCGGGTGACCAGCAACAACTGGATAAGCCATGACTTATCTCCTAATTAGAATTAACGGTTAGGATCAACTCGTCCTTCCCGCTGCGCAGCAAATATCTCCTTTTCGAGCCGGTTAAACTCGTCGGCGGGATACTGCTTTGCATTCGAGTACAGATGAGCGATCTCGCTTTTTGCCCAGATTTTCTTGTCACCCGCTTGGCTTACCTGAGTAACACCCGCCTTTGATTTGCCGGGAGCTACTTGACGTTCCAACTCAGCTTTTCGAGTTTGCTTAGGCTGTTCAGCCGCTGCTCGATTTGCCGATGCCAGCTTGACATATTCGTTGAAAAACTCTGCTACAGTAGCAGCGTCTTGATCCTGCACGCCCTGCGAGAATACCTTCATCCTCGCGTTACTGGCCTTCAGCCAGTCAATGAAGAGCGGATCAGTGTCGATTTGCTTCCACTGATTGCTCGTAAGAGAGTCGAGCTTGGACTCGAACCTGTCCTTGGCGGACATCTGCGTAACTTGCGATACACCCTGAAGACTGTTGCGAAGTTCAGACATCTCTGCCCGAAGCTCTGCGATCAGCTGTGCACTCTCTTGGCGACCGGCGCGTCGTGCCATGTCCACCAAGTCAGCACCGTAACTGTCTTCGTCTTCCTTCGTAATCAGCGACGCGGGCTGTGTGTGCTGCGGTTGCGTCTCCTGTGGCTTGCTCTGCGCCTGCTGCATGTTTGCAAGCAATTCGTGTAGCTGCTGAATCTGCTTGTCGCGGGACTGAATCATCCCGTTCAAACTGCGGTAGCGCTGCTCCCACAATCTCGCCTCGTTCGGCCAGTCCGTATCATCACTCGTTACGCCGGGGGCTTGCTCCGTTACGCCCGGTTCTCCCTGCTCACTCACCACACCTTGATCCTGAACGGGGTCCGGGGTCGTCTCGGTGGACGTATCCTCAGACGGCTTGTCGCCATCCCGCAGACTCTGAATCATCTGGTCGGCTTCTTCGGCTTGCTTCCTCACGCGTGCAACTGACATGTTGTGCTCCTATAGCGGTGCCGTATCAACGCTTTCCGCTGTGCTGGGTTTGGTCTGTGTTGATTAGCGTCAGGATGTCGTCAAGTATCCGTGCCTGCCCTTGCAGGTTGCGAAATACCTCGGCGTCCCTTTGCGTCACCAGACGATCTTTGGTGTCCGACAAGCATTGGCTCAAGAACTCCACTACGTCTGTATTGGACCGCAGTGCGTACAGCGCTTTTACTTGTCTCGGACTGGGTTTGAGCATACTCTAATCTTGGCCCGTGCGTTGTAAAGTGTCAAGACATCATGCTGCTGTGACTGAAGTTGTCAGTGGTCGCAGCCCCGTTCTGTAGTTGCTCGTTCGA